GAAGACGACTTCCGTAATAATGGTGGAGTGATGAATCATGAAACCGTAGAGAGTATCTCAAAGCGTCGCAAACCATTCACTGTAGATTATACAGGATTCGGATGGTTATTGATTAAGAATGGAGTATTCGAACATGAAGGAATGCCTTATCCATGGTTTGCTCCCAAGATGCAAGTCTTCGAATCTGGCGAAGTCCAAGACATGTGTGGCGAAGATGTCTCATTCTGTCTAGATGCAAAGGAGGCAGGTTTCGAGATCTGGTGTGATCCAAGAGTTCGAGTCGGACACGAAAAAACCAGAGTAATTTAATGGTGAAAGGCATTGAATTGCATCGAATTCTTGTAGATGGGAAAGTTTTATTTGATAAATTAGGTCAATTAGAATTTTTTGAGCGTATGGAAGACCTGTCAATTGAATATTATCAGACAGGTTCTCCACATCCAGACACAATAACCACTGAAATCATCATAGAGGAAAATTAATGGCAGTAAAATCAAAGACTGGGGCATGGGGTGTTGAGATGATTCTCTCATCTCCGAAAAAATCTCGTCAAGGGAATGGAAAACACACTAAGTATTCTGCAACATCCCGTAACTCGGCTCGAAAAAGATACAGAGGACAAGGAAAATAACCGTAGCGTCTCGAAAGGGACGCTTTTTTTATTTAATTATAGCAATTTACCTTATAAATAAAGAAAAACTCTTGTCATAATGGCAGTTCAAAGGATATCACGTGCATTTAAGGACATTTCACTGTCTTTTGACCCACATCCTGTTACAAAAGACCTCCAAATATTAAAAAATGAAGATGCGATACGTAGGTCTGTAAGAAATATTGTCGAAACTATCCCAAATGAGAAATTTTTTAACTCATCATTTGGATCTGATGTAAGAGATAGTCTATTTGATTTTGTTGATTTTGGTACTGCATCAGTTATTGGAGATCAAATACAAATTGCCATCGAAAATTTTGAAACTAGAGTCAATAATGTTACAGTAAAGGTTAAACCTCAACCAGATAGGAATTCTTTTGAGTGTACTGTTACATTTGAGATCATAGGTCAAGAATTTCCAACTCAAAATTACACATTCCTTTTAGAAGCAACCAGATAATATGCCTTTTACTAAATTTACAGACCTAGATTTTGATCAAATAAAGACTTCTATTAAAGATTATCTCCGTTCGAACTCAGATTTCACGGATTTTGACTTTGAAGGGTCTAATTTTTCCGTTTTAATCGATACTCTAGCATATAATACGTATATTACTGCATTTAACTCAAATATGATTGTAAATGAGTCATTTTTAGACTCTGCTACATTAAGAGAAAATGTAGTTTCACTTGCAAGAAATATAGGTTATGTACCACGCTCCAGAACGGCAGCAAAGGCAGAGATAAGTTTTACTGTAGAAAGACCTGAAGGAGATACTTCGTCGCAGGTAGTCCTTCGTAGAGGGGTTATATGTTTAGGTAATGCTTCTAACACATCATACACATTTTCAATTACAGAAGATATTACCAGAACGTTCATTAATGGTGTAGCAACCTTCAGTAATATTGAAATTAATGAAGGTTCGTACTTATCACAACAATTTGAATATGATGGATCATTAGATCAAAAATTTATTTTAGATAATGCTTATATTGATACATCTACACTCAAAGTTTATGTTAATCCAGATACAGATGAATTAGGAGTTGAGTATTTCATATCTGATGATATTGTTGATGTTACATCTTTATCTCAAATTTATCTTTTACAGGAAGTGCAAGATGAAAAATATCAACTACTCTTTGGTGATGGAATAATTGGTAAAAAATTGGGAGTAGGACCAAATCATGATGGAAAAATAGTCACTGCTAATTATATTGTTAGTAATGGAAAAGCAGGTAATGGTATTAGTAATCTTTCATTCTCTGGAAGCTTGGAATTGTCAAGTGGATCATTTTTTAATTCTTCAAGTGTAGTACTGACTGTAAATCAAGCATCTCAGAATGGATCTGAGATTGAAACACTTGATTCTATTAAGTATTTTGCACCAAAAATTTATTCATCACAGAGTAGAGCAGTAACTGGACGTGATTATGAAACAATTGTTAAGAAAATATACCCTGATACCGAATCAGTTTCGGTTGTTGGTGGTGAAGAATTGGATCCTCCAGAATTTGGAACAGTAGTAATTAGTATTAAACCAAAAAATGGTACTTATGTATCAGATTTTAATAAATCTAGGATATTATCACAGTTAAAACAGTATGGTGTTTCTGGAATTAATCAAAAAATAAAAGATCTTAAGGTACTTTATGTTGAAATTGATTCTGGAATTTATTACAATTATAATAAAGTATCTACAAGTGAAGCATTAAAAACTAAAGTAATTAATTCTTTAACAACATATGCAAATTCTATAGATCTTAATGCATTTGGTGGAAGATTTAAGTACAGTAAAATACAGCAAGTAATTGATAATACTGATGATGCAGTAACTTCTAATATTACTAGGGTAAGAATGAGAAGAGATATGAAAGCATTAGTTAATCAATTTGCTCAATATGAATTATGTTTTGGTAATAAATTCTTTGTTAATAGTGCTGGATATAATATTAGATCTACTGGATTTAAGTTATCCAATCAAAGTGATGTAGTTTATTTGACTGATATTCCAAATGAAGATAAAAAGACTGGGGTTTTGTCTATAGTAAAACCAATTAACCCTGACACAACAAGAGTTATTGTAGAATCTGCTGGAACAGTCGATTATGTTAAAGGAGAAGTTATATTAACCACAATAAATATAATTTCAACAGAATTACCAAATAATATTATTGAAATTCAAGCATATCCAGATTCTAATGATGTAATTGGATTAAAGGATCTGTATTTAAGTTTTAGCATTGGAAAAAGTACAATAAATATGGTAAGAGATGTTATTTCTTCAGGTGATGAGGTATCAGGAACTGTATTTGCCAGAGATTATTATACATCTAGTTATTCAAATGTAGATTTAATAAGAAAGTAAGAATATGATACAAACTGGATTTGAATCTAAAGTTAAGATTCAACAGATTATTAACAATCAACTTCCCGAATTTCTTTTGGATGAAAATCCGAAAGTTGCAGATTTTCTTAAACAATATTATATTTCTCAAGAATATCAAAGTGGTCCAGTAGATCTTAGTGAAAATTTAGATCAATATTTAAATGTTGATAATTTAGTACCAGAAGTATTAATTGATAATTCTACTACAGTCGGTATTATTACTAGTGGTGATACTTCAATTACTGTTAGTAGTACTAAAGGATACCCATCAGAGTATGGTTTATTAAAAATTGATGATGAAATCATCACATATACAGGTATTGCGGATGATAATATAACATTTACTGGATGTAAACGTGGATTTAGTGGAATTACATCATATCATTCGGATTCAAATCAAGAAGAACTTGTATTTTCAAGTACATCAGCAGCAAAACATGATTCTGGATCATCTATACAAAATTTAAGTACATTATTTTTAAGAGAATTTTATAGTAAATTAAAATCTAGCTTTACTCCTGGATTAGAAAATGTAAATCTTGTAAATGATTTAAATGTTGGTAATTTTATAAAAGAAGCAAGATCATTATATAAAACAAAAGGAACTGATGAATCTTTTAGAATTCTTTTTAAGGTTCTTTATGGTACAACTCCAAGAATAGTAAATTTAGAAAATTATCTAATTAAACCTTCTGGAGCAGAATATGTTAGAAGAGAAGTTGCGATTGCAGAAATAATTTCTGGAGATCCTAGTAAATTAGTAGGACAAACGATTATAAAATCCACTGACTCTTATACTACAGCATCAATATCTTCAGTAGAAGCATTTACTAGGGATAATAAACAATATTTTAAACTTGAATTCTTTATTGGTTATGATGAATCTGATACTATTACAGGAACTTTTAACGTTACTCCCAGTTCAAAAAGTTTAGAACAAGTATCAGTTGGATCTTCTATAGTTTCAGTTGATTCTACGGTTGGATTTGCAAAAACTGGAATGGTTATATCTGGTATTAATAGTATCACATATACAAGTAAGACTATCAATCAATTCATAGGATGTGGTTGGACATCACCTTCAGGTGAATTGAGTAATATTGCTAGTGGAGATAATGTAAGATCTGATGAAATATATTTTGGATATGAGGATGGAGATACCTCCAAGAAAGTAGAAATAAGATTGACAGGAGTATTATCTGATTTTGTTCAAGTATCAGATACTGTAAGGGTTACTGAAGGAGATACAGTTTTTGTTAAGAATATTGGTGATTTAATTAAAAATCCTGATTTAAAATATCCTCAAAAAACATATAAGGAAATATTTGCCAATTCTTGGATATACAATACTAGTTCAACATATGAAATCGAAAGTTTTTATGAAAATCTAACATTAACATTTAAAAGTGATATTGATAAATCTAGTTTAAAGATAGGTGATAGAATTGAAATTATTGCTGGAATTGGAACAACAAATTCAGGTCAAGTAGTATATCCTACAGGTAATGAGGTTCCTCGTGTTGATTTTATTGATGATAAATCAGTTAGATTAGTAGGATTTAGTAGTTCATGGATACAAGATGATCTTAATTATACATTAAGAAGAAAACTGAATAAAGCATCTAGTTCAGTAGTTCCTATTGAATTTGGGAATAATCAGATTATTTCTGATGTACAGAATGTATATACTACTACTGATGATCAATATGCTTATGTTGCATCTAATTCATTACCTTCTAGTTCTGGTGAAGTAGGAGTTACTACAGTTTATACTCAAGAAATAACAAAAGATATTAATGTTATATCAACAAGTGATGAAGCTAGTTTAACTGATGTTAATACATTAGGTAACTATACTTCAATAACTTTTTCTATTGATGTTCCTTTTAGAACAGGAGATAGAGTATATTATAATTCAAGCAATCCTTTGAATGGATTGGTAGTAGGAACATATTATGTGGAAGTTTTAAGTAATAATAAATCTATTAAATTATATAATTCTGCAATTTTTATAGGAACAAGTTCTTTTGCAACATTTACAAAACCAGATATTGGATTTGGCAATCATGAATTTGTCCTATATTCTCAAAAATCAAATAAAATTGGTGTTCAGAAAATATTTAAGAAATTTCAATTACCTGCAAATATTGAAAATGGAAAAGATGAAAAGACACTTGCAGGAGGTACTGGATTATTAATTAATGGTGTAGAGATTAATAATTACAAATCTTTAGATAAAGTTTATTATGGACCCCTAGAATCTATAGATGTTTTGAATGGTGGTAGTAATTATGATGTTATTAATCTACCAGAATCAACAATTTCTGCTGGTGTAGGAACCACGGCATTAGTACGATTAGCAATAGGTGGTGAAATTAAACGAGTTGATGTAGATACTCTAGATTTTGATCTTGAAGCAGTTACTTCTGTTAAAATAACTGGTGGTAATGGTACTGGAGCTGTTGCTGAACCTGTTATTGTTAAAAAATCTAGAGAAGTATCATTTTCTGGCAGTTTAATTAGTGAAGGTGGTGGAGTAGATCAAAATACTAATCAAATTACCTTTTTAACAGACCATAATTTTACAAATGGACAGGAAGTAATATATGATGCTAATAATAACACTGGAATTGGAGTAGGTATTGGAACATCATCATTAATTAATAATGCATCTTATTTTATAAAAGTTGATAATAATTCAACTATTAAATTATATCCATCTTCTAATGATTATATTAATAATACTAATATAATAGGATTAAGTACTTTTTATACAGGTGGGATTCATAAATTTAAGACTACAAATGAACGGAAAACTTTATCAGCAGTTAATATAATTAATGGTGGTAGTGGATATACAAATAGAAAATTAATTGTTAAACCAGCAGGAATATCAAGTGTATATAATCAAATTAATTTTAATAATCATGGTTTTAATGATGGAGAAAAGATATTATATTCTTCTGATGAAACATCAATAACAGGTTTAACAACATCTACTGGAATAACAACTACTGCAACTCATTATCAAATTCTTAAAATTGATGATAACTCCTTTAGACTTGCAGATGCTGGTGTTGGAGGAACAATAACTTCAAATTATGAAACTAGATATCCTGTTAAATTTACTACTTCTGGAACAGGATATCAAAATTTTGCTTATCCTAATATTGAAGTTTCTATAGAATATACTTCAGTTGGTTTTGGTACTGCAACCCAATCTTATCAAACAATTATTGCAACACCAATAGTAAAAGGTAGCATTCTCAATGCTTATGTTTATGAGGGTGGAACTGGGTATGGTTCAACTATAATAAACATTGAAAGACAACCATTAGTAAATATAAAAAATGGTAGAGAAGCTCAGTTAAAACCAATCATCGTTGGTGGTAATATTAATTCAGTTAATATACAATTTGGTGGATTTGAGTATTATTCAATTCCAGATCTAAATGTAATTGATTCTAGTGGAACTGGGAATGGTGCTACTTTAAGACCAGTTTTAACTGATGGTAGAATAACGGATGTTAAGATCATAAATGCTGGTATAGGATACTCTGCTACATCCACTTCAATTAAGGTAACCCCTAGTGGATCTGGTGTAATTTTTAAACCATCAATTAGATCATTATCAGTTAATAATAATAAAAAATTAGGAAATGAATATTTTGTAGAAACAACTACTAATCATCTACAATACACTGTTAATGGGTATTATGACGCTCTAAGGACATCATTTGAGGATTATGGGAATAAAGTATCTAAGATTATTGGATGGGCATATGATGGCAATCCCATATATGGTCCATATGGATATACAGATCCAGAAAATGATAGTTCAACTCCAAAAAGAATGATTTCTGGATATGTAGAAAATATTGTAAATGTTTCTGATAGACCAGATGGATTTGATTCTGGATACTTTGTAGAAGATTTTGTGTATGATAATAGTGGAGATTTGGATGATAAGAATGGAAGATTTGCAAAAACTAAAGATTTTCCAGATGGGGTTTATGCATATCATGCACTTATCGACGATACAGGAAATCCAGTATTTCCATATTTTATTGGAGACACATATAGGTCAAATACATTAGAAGAAAATCAAACTATTGATCAATCATTTGATTTTGATAGTGTTGATATATTGAGAAATACTTTTCCATATAAAGTATCAGATCTTTATGCTGATAATGATTTTTTAATTGAAACTAATCAAATTACTAGACAACAGGGGATTATAGAATCAGTATCAGCAGGATCTATAACAGATTTTAATATTATTAACTCTGGATTAAATTATGCAGTAAATGATAAATTAGAATTTGATAATGATGGTACTGATGGTAAAGGATTAACTGCTAATGTAAAGAAAATTGGTGGAAAGGATATTTATGATATACAAACTTCTGTAGAAACTGTTGAAGATTCTATATTTACGTGGAAAGATGATAAAGAAATAGAAATTTTCACTTTACCACAAACTACCCTAGTTAATAACGATACAATTGTAGTTTCGGGATTTAGTACCAATTTAACAAAATTAAATAATTCTTATACTGTAGGAATTGTTACATATCATTCTACTCTCTTATCTACTTGTCGTGCTGGAGCAGCAACAACAGAAATATATGTGAGTAGTTTTCCACCAAATGTATCTGTTGGTAATAGTATTGGAATTGGAACTGAGACACTTGAAATATTAGATATATTTGAAAATAATAATATACTTAGAGTAAGAAGACTAGTCAGTTCCATAACTGGACTCTCAGAGATCTCTCATGCAGAATCATCTAATATAAATCTTATTCCAAATTCATTTACTATAAGAACAAATAGTATAGAAGAATTTGATTCTAAAATTAATAATAAGAGATATTTCAATGCTAGAGAATCTGTAGGTATTGGTACAACAACTGGAGTTAGTATTGAAAAATCATTTACATTTGGTGATTCTACAGTTACAAGATCTATTCCTACAAAATCAATTTATATTGAAAATCATCCATTTAAAAATGATCAAGCAGTTACTTTAACAATACCTGCTAGTGGAGATGAAATTCAAATTTCTGATACTGCTATTGAGCCACCATGGGATATGCCACTTTCGGGGACTACTCAGACTGTTTATATTACAAATAAAACAATTAATACCATTGGAATAAGAACTGCTCTTAATGGTAATGATGTATTTTTCCGTGATACAGGAAGTCAATTAAAAGATAAAGATGATTTCCTATTAGAGACACAATTTTTACAGAAAAAAGGAAATTTTGAAAAAATTACTTCTGTTGTATCCATTTCAACAGTTGGATTGGCTACACCAGCAACTGGTGGAACTTATCATGATTTGAGAATAGATGATAATATTAGTTTAGTTGTTAAACCAGATCTTACTGTAGGTATAGGAACATCAACAGGAGTACGTTTGACAAGAGATTCTAATAATGAAAATATTTTAACTGATCCAATTTTAATTGATGCTTCTGATATTAATACAACGGTTAATCAAATTACATTAAAAGATCATGAATTAAATACTGGTGATAAAATTAGTTATGGTGGAACATTACCCATTTCAGGATTATCCACAGGTGATTATTTTACATATAAAGTTGATGATGATAAAATTAGTCTTTGTGAGACTTATAAAAATTCCAAAACACATCCACCAACTGTTGTAAGTTTTGGTAGTACTGGAGGATCAGATCAAACTATTTCTCCTGTAAATCCAAGAATTGTATCAGTTAATGATAATAATTTAAAATTTGATCTATCAGATTCATCTTTAATTGGTTATAATTTAAAAATATATTATGATCAAGAATTTAAAAATGAATTCGTATCTATAGGTTTGACAGATCAATTTGCAATTAATAATGTAGGAGATGTTGGATATGCTAATGCTTCACTAACTATTACTTATAATTCAAATTTACCATCAAGATTATACTATAATTTAGAAAAAGGTGGATATCTTAGTACTGCAGATACTAGAGTAACTAATCATTCAGAAATATTGTATATTAATAGTACTTATAATAAAGATTATGATATTGTTGGTATTGGTGAAACAACATTTAATATAGTCTTAACTGAAATACCAGAAAGATTATCATATCTAAAATCTGAGTGTGACTCTTTAAAATATAGCACTACATCTAAGACTGCAAAAGGATTTATTGATGATATTAGGATTGTTTCTAGTGGAAGTGGATATAAAGATCTACCTATATTTGTTGGATCTGCATCTACTATTGCTAAAGATGCAGTAATAGTTCCAAAAATAATTCCAACATCAGAAACTATAGGACATATAAAGAAAGTTAGAATTCTCAATGAAGGTTTTGAGTATTCATCAGATAAGACTCTACAACCAAATGCACAAATATCTCCATTAATTACAGTTAAAGATTCTAATACTATTGGAATTGTTACAGTTGATAATGGTGGATCTGGATATACTATACCTCCAAGATTAGCTGTTGTTGATACTAATACTAGAAAAGAAATTACAAATGGATTTTTAGAAGCAAAATTAACAGGAGAGTCTATTACTTCTGTAGATATTGCAATACCTCCACAAGGATTGTCAGAAACAACATCCTCAATATATGCTACAAGAAATACTAATGGTGTTAGTATTCAGACTGTAGATCAAGTATCTGATACTGAATTTGTTTGTAAAATAACGACACCAGCAATTGGTTTTGCTACTGATGTATTTCTTATTGGTGAAGAAGTATGGATAGAAGGAATACAAAAAGTTGGTGCAGCTGGATCTGGATTTAATTCGGAAGATTTAGGATTTAATTTCTTTACGGTTAAAGATTATAAGAATTCTGCTACTGCTGGATCTGGAGTTCTTCAAGATCAAATTACGGTAAATGTAAGTGGTTTAACAACTGATGTTGGAATTGCTAAAACAATTCAAGATTCTAGTGGAACTATAGTAAGAAAAGTTTTCTATCCATCTTTTTCAATTGTTCAAGAACCATCATATTTTTCCGATGGTGAAAAAATTATTAGTGATAATATTGAAAGAGATTTGACTATTCAAGGTTATGATAAGAAAGGATTTATTAAAATATTTGGTGCTTATGATTTATCTATAGGTGAAATTATTATTGGTAAAGATAGTGGAGTTACTGCAACTGTAGAAAGTATTAAAAAAAATAATGGAAGATTTAAGGTAAGTTATGCTAATAGAAAAAATATTGGATGGTCAAATGATGTTGGAAAACTTGATGAAGATATTCAGGTAATTGCTGATAACGATTATTATCAAAATTTATCATATACTGTTAAGAGTCCAATTACATGGGAACAATTACAATCCCCTGTCAATAGTATGGTTCATACTCTTGGATTGAAGAATTTTGCAGATACTGGCATATCCTCAACAGCAACTGTTGGAATTGGTAGTTCTTGTGTTACAACTGTAGTTCGTGATGTACTTGAAGAACTTAGAGTAGATACTATTTACGATTTTGATAATGCTTTGGATATTGATACCGTTGGATCTGAGTCTAAGTTCTTAAAATTAAAGAATAAAAAATTAACAGATTATATTTTATCTAAATCTAATGTTGTCTTGAAAATAGATGATTTACAACCTCTTTTCTCCGATCAAGGTGGTGCTCCATTCATATATTTAAATTTTTATGAGTTAGATAATATAACTTCGTATCAAAATGTATTAGTTAAAATTCAAGATATATTCTTAGATGAAGTTCAATTAGTAGATTTAATTATATTAGGTGATGGTACTAATAATTTCTTATTTGAAAAGGGAAATGTATCTAATGTTGGAACGGCTTTAACTAACGTAATTACTGATAGGTATGGAAAATATTCATTAGAAATTGATCAAGGTGCTCAATATTTAAGATTTACTCCTATAGATTCTTATGATACTGATTATGATATTAAATTTATTGATCATGGTTTTGCAAATGCTTCATCTGGAGTTGGAACTACATCTATTGGATTTGTTGATCTGATTGGTTTTAGTGGTATTGTAACTTCTGATGTACATGGCGGTTCTGGAATAACAAGTTCTATTGTAGGTGTTGCAACTGAAAAATATTCATCTTTACATCTTAGTACTCAAATTTTGGATACTATAACCAATGAAATGAATTTGGTTGAAATTTATATGACACATGATGGAGATGATACTTATTTGACAGAATATTATTTCGATTCTAGAGAATTTAATTCATATTCTTCCAATTTTATAGGTACATTTAGTGCAAATATTGATTCTGGAAATGTATATCTAAATTATACAAACGATACATCAAATGATGTTAGAGTTAAATCAAGAATAATTGGATTTGGAGCAACTTCAGTAGGTGTTGGAACATTTAGATATTTGTCTAGTGGGCAATTACCAACATATGAAAGATCAGCATCATATGAGTCAAATTATGATGCAATGCCTTCATCTAATGCGTTTGATGTATTAACTTTAGATAAGTCACTATTTAATGCTGCTAAAGTTACAGTTGAATGTGGAATGGGTAAAACCAGATCTCTTCAAAATGTTTTGATGGTTCATGATTCTACTAATGTATATGTTCAACAAGGAGGTCCAACTCTTTCAGTTAATGCTGATACTGCAACAAGAGATGAATCTGCTGGTGTAGGAACTTTTGGTGGTTATTTTGATGGTACTAATGTTGTATTAAAATTCTATCCTGATAGTGATATTTGGTCACCAGCATCACATGGTAAAATAGTTGCTTCATCATTTAGTGAATGTTTCTATACATTACAGGATAATATAAATTCTCCATTAAATCTTCAATATGGAGATACTACAGAATCTGTCACTTTAAAGCAATATAATGCAATTAATGGAACACGAATTGATAGAACAGAATTTGAGGCACAATCTAATGGTGTTCCTATTTTTGGAAAAACATTCAATCCTACAGATTCTTCAGTAGTTAATCTTTCTGGAGGAAACTTTAATGTAGAAAATCATTGGTTTAGAACTGGAGAAAAATTGTCATATGCACCTGGTTCTTCATATCTTGGTATTGGGTCAACGGCAATGACTTATGGTATAGGTCATACATTACCTTCAGTTGTATATGCTATTAGAGAAGATGATGATAACTTTAAACTTGCAACAACAAGAAGTAATGCATTTGCTGGAACTAGTGTTTCATTTGGATCTTCTGGATCTGGAAATGCTCATAAGTTGATAATGTCTAAGAGTAATGAAAAAACACTTATTACTGTTGATAATTTAGTTCAATATCCATTACTTTATACTCCTTTAGTACATACATTATCTGGAAATGATGGAACAATTAGTGCAGCATCAAGTGTATTTGCTTTAAGTGGAATAGGAACTCTAGCTCCAGAAGATATTTTGAGAATTGATGATGAATATATGAAGATTAATAATGTTGGTTTAGGAACAACTAATGTTGGACCAATAACTGGTGTAGGAAATTCTACTTTAGTTCAAGTTGAGAGGGGATTTGTAGGATCATCTGCTGCTTCACATAATGATGGTGTTGATGTAAGACGGTATAAAGGATCTTATAATATTGTTGATACTAATATTCATTTTACTGCACCTCCTAGAGGAAACCCCCAATTACCATTAGTTGATATTAGTAATATACCATCTGCAATATCTGATTTTACAGGAAGAGTATTTTTAAGAAATGATTATAGTAGTAATCAAATATATGATGATATTTCTGATCAATTTACAGGTATAGGAAGGACATTTGATCTTACTGTTGGTGGAGCAAATACTGCAGGAATTGGTAGTACTGGTGGAAATGGTATTGTATTCATTAATAGTATTTTCCAGACACCAACTACTGTTAATAATCCTCTTAATAATTACAATCTTGATGATACTGGAACTACTGGAGTAACAAGTATTACATTTAGTGGTATTACATCTTCAACAAGTTATAATGACTATTCTGAAGGTGAAAATTTTGAATCATTATCTGATGTAAATCAGAATCAACTTCCAAGAGGTGGTCTTATTGTTTCTTTAGGTTCTTCTGGTGGATTAGGATATGCACCACTTATTGGAGCAAAAGTACTTGCGAATATAAACACTTCAGGTGCAATTACTGGTGTAGTCGGTGTTGGAACAACTTTATCACCTTTATCTAGATCACCTCTTTCAATTAGTACAGCATCTTATAATAATACTACAGGTATTCTAAGTGTTACTACAACAAGAGATCATGGATTTGTACTTGGAATTACAAATGCTGTTGAAATGGAAGGACTTCATTTCGCATGTGATAGTTCTCATGCAGGTGTAACTACAACTATTTTCCCAGATGCTTCTAATGATTACCCATTCGATATCACTGGAATAACGTCTGCAAACACGTTTAGTGCTAATGTAGGGGTAAGTACCATTCCACACACTTACGTCGGTT